GTATATGGACTTTTCTCAGTCCACACCCGGACAAGCAAACTACGGTGGTAGCTCAGGTCAATTCGTTACCTCGAACAACATCCCTAACAGCCAAGCTACGATTTGGGTTCCCCAGAATGGTACTTATAGTGCCAACGGCCCCACCATCGCTTCTGCTCCCACGGCAGACACGACAACCGCTGCTTATCGCGGCGCGTCGTTCTTGTTGCCACAACAGTCGACATTGATCGACGTGATCTTTGATGTTGTGGCTGTACCTGTTGATAGCGGTACTAACACTGTTACTGCGATACATCCTTATGTATCCAATAACTTTACCTCTTCATTAGGTGTGTATGGAACGTTTGCAAACCAGTCCAGCCCAGCAGTGGGTCGGTTTAATGCAACGTATTCCACATCACAGTATGGTAATGCACAGGCCACCTTGCTTGACGTGCAAAATCTACAACCCGGTCAACAGCCTACTTGGTTCTCCCAAGTGGTCGTATCAGTAGCGTTTACTACTGTTGCTGCCGGATTAGCTTCAGGCGTGATTGCGATTACCTTACGGTATACCCAAGCTGACCTGAACATTGGTAATTCAACCACGTATCCTTACGGTAACTTCGACTAATCATGGGCATGCAAACAGATGTTTTAGCTGGATATCTGACAGCCAATGGTGTGGTGTATGCAAACCGTACCCGTGTTCGTGCAATTCACATCTGCATTAACACGGCTGGAACCAATCCCGTGATCCTGTATGACAATGCGTCATCAGCAAGCGGGACGGTTCTGGCTAAGTTTGGAGCCAACGCCGCAGGGAACTTGCAGTTAGAGTTCCCCGGCGAAGGTATCCTTGCTCAGAACGGAGTATACGGAGTCATCGGTAGCGCCTATAGCATGACGGTGTTTTATGGCTAGTCCTGCATGGACTCGTAAGGAAGGCAAGAATCCCAACGGCGGATTAAACGCTAAGGGTCGTGCCAGCCTGAAAGCCCAAGGACATGACATTAAGCCACCGCAGCCTGAAGGCGGAGCGAGGAAGAAATCTTTTTGCGCTAGGATGGAAGGCATGAAGAAAAAGCTGACCAGTTCTGAGACGGCAAAAGATCCTAACTCACGTATTAACAAAAGCTTACGTGCATGGAAATGCTGATGGATTCAAACTCAATGATGATGATTTGGAATGCTGGACTAACGATGTTGATGGCGATCTTGGGATTTGTTGCTAAAGAGAAATCAAACGAGCTGCAACGTTTGAGTATCCTGCTCAACATAACTCGTGAAGAGATTGCCAGAGACAATGTGACCAACCAAGAAGTCGACAAGCTGATGGCTCATTTGGATCAACGATTCAATAAGCTTGAAAGCAAGATCGATGAATTAGTAAGCGCACGACGTTATGCCCAGTAGCTCCAAGAAACAGCATAATTTTATGGAGGCGATTGCGCATAGCAAAGCGTTCGCCAAAAAAGTACACATTCCTCAGTCCGTGGGTGAGGAATTCGTTAAAGCCGATAAAGGCAAACATTTTAAGCGAGGTGGTCAAATGGCACTGAAAAAACACGAATTGAATCAAGCAAAAGAACTTCGTCGTATTGCAGATGAAGAAGAGAAAGAAGCGCATGAGATGAAGCGCGGCGGCCATGTTAAGAAGATGGCACATGGCGGTCATGCTAAAGAACACCACCATACCAAGAAGATGGCAATGGGCGGTGGCGCAGGAGTAGATCCTCGCGTTGCAGCGTTGATGATGGCAGCACAACGTCGTCCTACGGCTCCCCGTATGGCTCGTGCAGCAGCTCCCGTTATGCCCGCAGCAGGAATGAAGCATGGCGGTCTGAGCAAGGTACACCACAAGCATTTAGCTGAGCATCACCTGTCTATGGCTGAACACCATATGGCACAACACGAAGCTCATGGTGGTCGTGTTAAGAAGATGGCTAAAGGTGGTGTTGCTGAATCTATGGGACCACGTAATATGTCTGAGGACGTAGAGAAGGGTTCTAACAAACACTTGAAGCATGGTGAGTCTGCTGTTCAGAAACGCGGCCATACTCGTGCGCTAGAGCCAAAGATGCACAACGATGGATTGAATGACATCGGTACATCTGGCATGAAGCGTGGTGGTCACGTTAAGAAAATGGCTGCTGGCGGTCATGTATCAACCAGCGCACACCATCGTGCAGACGGCGTAGCCAAGAAAGGCCACACCAAAACTCACCATGTGAAAATGGCACACGGTGGTTCAACCAAGAAGTTCTGCTAAGAGGTCATTATGAAACACGGACATAAACATCATCACGAGCATGTGGAACACCACATGAAGTCCCACGATGGTCACTACGCCCACGGTGGACACGTTCATCACCACGAGCATGTTGAGAAACATCTTAAGATGCACGATGGCGGTATGCACGGTCACAAGCATCACCATGAGCACGTAGAACATATGTGCATGGGCGGAAAGGCTAAGTAACATGATGGCCTCCCGTGGGATGGGTGCAATCAGCCCATCAAAGATGCCGAAGGGAAAAGTGAAGGCCAGAAGGGATAATACGGATTTTACGCAGTACAAGAAGGGTGGAACGGTAAACGCAGCAGGTAACTACACCAAACCCGGATTGAGAAAACGTATTGTTTCTCAGGTCAAGGCCGCTGCCACGCAAGGTACAGGCGCGGGGAAGTGGTCAGCTCGCAAAGCACAACTGGTAGCCAAGAAGTATAAAGCCGCAGGTGGCGGATACAAATGACGACCTTAGCTAAATCGCAACGTTCTTTAAAAGCATGGGGCGAACAAGAGTGGACCACGAAGTCTGGCAAGAAGTCTTCTGTAACAGGTGAGCGTTACTTGCCTAAGAAGGCAATAGAGGCTTTAAGTCCACAAGAGTATGCAGCAACAACCAAAGCTAAACGTGCAGGCAAGGCAAAAGGTCAGCAGTTTGTAGAGCAGCCTAAGAAAGTTAAAGCCAAAGTTAAACCGTACCGCAAGGTTTAAGAGAGGGAATCATGGCAGAGAAGTGGATTCAAGGTGCAATTAAGAAGGCTGGCGCGTTACGCGAGGCTTTACATGTCAAGGCTGGGCATAAGATTCCCGAATCCAAGCTAGAGAAAGCCAGTCATGCACCCGGTAAATTAGGACAACGCGCGCGATTAGCTAAGACGCTACGAGGCTTTAAGAAGTGACCACAAGCGGTACATCCGTATTCAACCTGCCGTTTAATGAAATGGCAGAGGAAGCGTATGAGCGTTGCGGTGTTGAGATGCGATCTGGTTATCAGCTACGCACCGCACGACGCAGCATGAACTTGCTTACGATTGAATGGGCAAACCGTGGGATTAACTTGTGGACGATTGAGCAGGGAGAGATCCCTTTAGTCACAGGTCAGGTTGCTTATCCTTTGCCCGATGATACGATTGATCTATTAGATCACGTCATCCGGCAGAACGAAGGAACGACTAACCAGATCGACATTAACATCACCCGTATATCGGAAACGATGTACTCCACGATCCCGAACAAACTAGCTCAGGGTCGCCCTATTCAAGTTTGGATTAACCGTCAATCTGCACAAAGCAATCAGACAAACATCCAGACAACTGCTGCGGTTGCATCTACAGCGACATCGATCCCAGTTACGAATGCGGCCAACCTTGCATCGGCTGGATACGTTTCGATTAACGGCGAGCAGATTTACTACAACAACATAGAGAACAACACACTTAACCTGTGCTCACGCGGGCAGAATGGCACGGTAGCAGCTAATCAACCTGCTGGTTCGTTTTTGGTTGTCACGAACAATATATCTATAAACGTATGGCCTACAGCTAACTCAGGCGGTGGGTATACGTTTGTTTACTGGAGAATGCGCCGGATACAGGATGTGGTATCGGGTAATACCGTACAAGATATTCCATTTCGTTTTATACCCTGCATGGTTGCTGGTTTGACCTATTACTTATCGTTGAAGATTCCAGAAGCGATGGCACGGTCAACAGAACTAAAGCTGGCATATAACGAGCAATGGGATTTAGCATCGACAGAGGACCGCGAGAAGGCATCTCTGCGCTTAGTCCCACGAGAGCAGTTCTACTCCTAACATGGCAACACAATATGCAAGTGGCAAGCATGCGATTGCTGAATGCGACCGGTGTGGTCAACGCTATAAGCTTAAGCAACTTAAGAAAGAGATCATCAAGACCAAGCTGTTTCAGATCAAGGTTTGCCCAGAGTGCTGGGATCCAGATCAACCACAGTTGTCATTAGGTTTATATCCTGTCTATGATCCTCAAGCTGTAAGAGAACCCAGACCAGATGTCAGTTATTATATGTCTGGAAATAGTGGGATACTTACATCAGACGTAGTGGGAACGACGGTGGCTGAGGACGGTTTCCCGGAAGAAGGTAGTCGTGTGATTCAATGGGGCTGGAACCCGATTGGTGGTTCTAGGAGTAACGATGCAGGATTAACACCAAACAATCTGGTGCTACAGTTTGCAATTGGCACATGCACCTTATCTACATAGGATAAATTATGGAAAAGAAAACAGTTAAGAAGATCGCTGACCAAGAGATACATAAGCATGAGAAGCACATGCACAAAGGTAAATCCATGACCAAGTTTGCAAAGGGTGGCGTTACCAGTGAGAATGAAAAGGTAATGGGTCGTAACATGGCTCGTGCTAATAACCAGAGAGGTCGATAATGGCTAAGTACAGCATGAAAGTAAAGGGCAAGGAAATAGGCCCAGCTTCTACCTACGCACAGCCTCACGATATGGAAGGCCATCTGGTAGACGGTAAGTCTGAGCATCCTCCTTATAATACCGAGTGTTCTGCGCGTGATACCAATATGTCTACACCTATTGCAAGCGGTATGGGGATAGGCCGTACAATGGAAGCTAAGACATCTGGTATTGAGATGCGTGGCTATGGAGCTGCGACCAAAGGTAAGATGTCCAGAGGACCGATGGCCTAATGTACTACGCTGATCTTGTTAATTCGATTAACGAGTATGCCGAGAACAACTTCCCCACGGCGGTTGTAAATCGGTTTATTGAGCAATCTGAACAGAGGATCTATAACTTTGTTCAGCTTCCCTCATCGCGTAAGAATGTCGTGGGCCGGGTCAGTCCTGCTAACCCTTATGTACCATTGCCACCTGACTGGTTGTCTACGTTCTCTATAGCATCATTTACGTACACCAGCGGGAACATCACACTAACAACAGGTAGTAATGTTGCTACGTACTCTGGTATGACTCCACAGGTTGGTCAGTACGTAAGAGCAGGCGGAGTCAAAGCTGATACGTTAGTGACCAGCGTTGGTGCTACATCATTTCAGATGTCATCCAATGCAACCTATACGGGTACAGTAGGAGCACAGCTTCAGGGCAGTTATTACTACATGTTGAATAAAGATGTGAGCTTCTTGCGTGAAGCGTATGGGTTTCCTGTATCAACTGGATTACCTCAGTACTATGCGTTGTTTGGTCCGCAACAAGGCCCAAATAATCCCAATCCGTTTGACATGGTGATTCAGTTAGCACCAACACCGGATCAGATCTATAACTACGAACTGCACTACAACGCTTATCCTACATCC